ATGAGTGAAAGCAAAATTGTGAAGGCTGCTGCTGTATCTGAGATGGCGGCTAAACCTGCTGCCAAGACGCGCGGGCGACCAAAGAAAGCAGTCAGTCAATCGACGTTGACGGTCAGGGATGCGATTGCCAAAGCAGGCGAAGAACTGGGCGGTGCTTTGCGTCTGGCGCAATGGGCGCGGGAAGACCCGACTAATGAAAAAGCCTTCTGGACGGTTTTATATTTGAAGATTTTGCCCTTGCAAGTGAGCGGTGCAGGAGAAAATGGCGAGCATCTGATTAGTGATATCGCCATCAAACTGGTCAAGCCCAATGCAGATTGAATGCGAGTTTCCTGAAAAACTGGAATTTTTGTTCCAGCCAGCGCGTTACAAAGTGGCGCGTGGTGGACGCGGCAGTGGCAAGTCCTGGGGTTTTGCCCGTGCCTTATTATTGCTGGGTGTGCAGAATGTAGAGAGGATCTTGTGCGCACGCGAATTACAGAAATCGATCAAGCAATCTGTACATCAGTTGCTGCGTGATCAGATTGCAGCTTTGGGACTAAGTCACTTTTACCAGGTGTATGAATCAGAAATTCGTGGCATGAATGGCACGCGTTTTTATTTCAGCGGTTTATCTGACCAGACGGCTGACAGTATCAAGTCTTTTGAAGGTTGTACCAAAGTCTGGATAGAAGAAGGCCAGAGTGTATCGGACAGGTCATGGAGTATTTTGATACCGACGATACGAACTGCAGGATCAGAAATCTGGGTGACTTATAACCCTGAACTGGAAACCGATCCTACTCATCAGCGTTTTGTCGCCCGGCCACCGCATGATTGTGTCTCTATCCTGATGAACTGGCGGGATAACCCCTGGTTCCCTGACGTGTTGGAAAGAGAAAGGCAAACCTGTATGCAGCGTGAGCCTGAGGCTTATAAAAATATCTGGGATGGTGAATGCAAACCTGCAGTGAGTGGGGCGATTTATTACCACGAAGTTGCAGGCGCACAGGGCAGGATTTGTCATGTGCCATATGATCCTCTACTGAAAGTGCATGTGGTGGTGGACCTGGGCTGGAATGATGCGATGGCGATCAGCCTGGTGCAAAGGCAAAGTTCGGAACTGAGGGTGATTGAATACATGGAAGACAGCCATCAAACCCTGGATTATTACTCGGCCTTGTTGAAGCAAAAGAATATGAATTGGGGGAAATTATTTTTACCCCACGATGGTCGTAACAAGGATTTTAAAACCGGCAAGAGCGCAGAAGAAATCATGACAGCTCTGGGCTGGGATGTAGCGATCACGCCTAGCATGAGTGTCGAAGATGGCATACGCCTGACGCGCATGACATTTGGACGCTTGTGGTTTGATGCGGACAAAACTGCGCGCCTGATTGAATGCGTGAAGCGTTATCGCCGAGTGATCAACCAAAGCACGAATGAAGCGGGCGCACCCTTGCATGATGAGTTCAGCCATGGTGCGGACAACCTGCGCTATATCTGCATCAATGCAGAGGCGATGTCGAATGAAGAATGGGGCGGCAAACTGACTTACCCTAAATTTACTTATGCATAGAGGATGGAATGGCTAAAGCTTTATCTCAAGACGAATTGAAAGCACTTGTGCAGTCAGAAATGCGCCAGAGCCTGGGTTATTCATCTTCGCGTTTGTCGCAAGCCAGGCAAAAGGCGGAATATTATTATCTGGGTCTGGCGGTGGGGGATTTGTCGCCGCCAGAAGTGGATGGACGTTCATCGGTAGTATCTACCGATGTGCGTGACACGATAGAGTCGATGCTGCCGCAATTGATGGTGACGTTTTGCGGTGGTGATTCGATAGTGGAATTTGAACCACAAAACCCGGACGATGAAGCCAGGGCCAAGGCTGCGACTGAGTATATCAATTACCTGTTCTTTAAAAAGAATAATGGTCACAAGATAGCTTATGTGTGGATGAAGGATGCCCTGTTGCAAAAAAATGGCATCGTCAAGGTGTGGTGGGATACTCGCTTTGAGGAGGCGAAAGAAGAATACAAAGGTCTGAATCAGATAGAGTTGGCACAAATTTTGGATGACCCTGAAATTGAGGTGATAGCCCAGCAGACTTATCCGGATGAGGATGATGCCAAACAGCGACAGCAGGCGGTTGAACAGATCAACCAGCAAATCAGTCAGCAAATGCAGCAGGCGATGCAGACACCTCAAGTCACTCAAGCACCACAGGGAAATGTTGAGCAACCCGGCCAGCTGCCTGGCTCGCAGAATATGCCACCAGCAAATCCGCAAGCTAATCCAGCGGTGCAACAGTTGCAAGCGCAGTTGCAGCAAATCCAGTCACAGCCACCTGAAATGTTGTACGACATTACTTGCAAGCGCGTGAAGACTGGCGGCAAGATACAGATCGACAATGTACCACCTGAAGAATTTCTGATTGCGCGCAATGCCAAGGATATACAGACGGCCAAGTTTGTCGGGCACAGAGTGCAGCGGACAGTATCTGAGCTGAAATCCATGGGTTACAAGAACGTGGACAATATCAGTGGTGAAGATCAGGGGCAGGCCTTGAATCTGGAGCGTATTGAGCGACTGAGCTGGAATGATGAAAATGCCTATTTGTCTGATGAAGTGATGACTGCCGATGACAGCCAGCGCAAGATCTGGATCACGGAAGCTTATGTGCGTTGTGATTTTGACGGTGATGGCATCAGTGAACTGCGCAAGGTGACGGTAGCTGGCAATGAGCTGCTTGATAATGAAGAGGTGGATTTCATCCCCTTTGTTGATATCACGCCTGTGCCATTGCCGCATACTTTTTTTGGTTTGTCGATTGCCGATCTGGCGATGGAAAGCCAGAAAACCAAGACCAGCATCTTGCGCAGCCAACTTGATAATCTTTACCTGAATGTAAATGGCCGCTATTACGCCGTGGAAGGTCAGGTTAATCTGGATGATTTGCTGACTTCACGCCCTGGTGGTGTGGTGCGTATCAAGCAGCCGGGTGCGGTAGGCAGGCTGGATCAGGCGCAGGGCAATACAGGTGAGGCCATGGGTTTGCTGGATTATATACAGCAAGACCTGGAAAACAAGACAGGCTGGACACGCTATAGCCAGGGTAATGATTCTGACGGCCTGAACCAGACTGCGCAGGGTATGAATATCATCACTAACAAGGCAGATATGCGTCTGGATTTGATCTCGCGCAATTTTGCTGAAGGCTTTACCGAATTGTTCAAGCTGGTATTGAAATTGATATGTCAGCATCAGGACAAGAAGGCACAGGTCAGGTTATCAAACGGCTGGGTGGATATTGATCCGCGTGAATGGCGCAACCAGTTCGATGTGAGTATCAATGTCGGCATAGGCCTGGGCAATAAAGACCAGAAAGTGAATCACTTGATGGCTTTGCTGGCGCAGCAGGAAAAGGTTTTTCCTTTGGGGATAGCGAATCCGCAAGGGATTTATCAATCCAGCTCTGAACTGGCGCGCTTGCTGGGATTTAAGAATGGCGACAAGTTTTTTAGCGACCCCGCCAAAAATCCACCAGCGCCACCACCGCCGCCTGATCCTGCACAAATGCAGATGCAGGCTGAGCAGCAAAAGACGCAGATGCAAATGCAGGCGAGTAAAGAAAAGCACATGATGGACATGCAAATGCGTGAACGCGAATTGCAGCAGGAAGCCATGCTGCGCGAGCGTGAATTGCAACTGGAAGCACAAAAACAGCAAGCGCAGTCGCAGAATGATATGCAGGAACGTCAGCATAAAGCACAACTGGATGCACAACTGGCGCAACAGCGCATGGAGTTTGAGCGCTGGAAAGCGCAGCTGGAAGCAGAAACCAGGATGATGGTTGCCCGTATTACGGCTGAAGCGAAGATGCAGCCACAAGCGCAATTGGACGCTTGCATGGACGGTTTAACTGTGGGAATGACAGATGGATTGACTGGAGTAAATGATGAGCACATTTGAACAACGCGTACATGCAGCAAGCCGCGCCAGGGAAGTACTGGAGAATGAAGTCTATCAGCAGGCATTTGCTGATATAGAAAACGAGGTCACGGAAAAATGGAAAAACTCACCAGCACGCGACGCCGAGGGACGGGAAAAACTATGGATGTATCTGGCCATGTTGAAGAAACTCAAATCCCAGCTCGATACGACACTGGAGACCGGCAAGCTGGCGCAACTGGAAGTGGAGCACAAGCAAGGCCTGATGCATCGTTTGAAGAATTGGTGAAGGCGGTACAGGATTTCAAGGCCTGGAAGGATTCGGTTGCCATGGCCTTTCATCCGCATCCCACGGTGGCGATGATACAAACTGCCAAGGGCTGGGTCAGGGTGGCATATGGTGAGGCTGCTTATCAGCTTAATAGTGGTGAACTAATCAAAGTCTAGTGTTGGTCTGGCACACTGGATGGCCGCGATAGCGGTTTTTCTGCCAGATAAATCTTAACGCCGCGAGGCGCCGGGAATGGGTGGAAGTCCCATTCATTGATTGGAGATGGAATATGGATAATCAGGTAACTGAACCCACAAGTAGTGCTTTGAATGTAGATGGTGCAGCGCAAGCCATGGGCGCTTTTCTGGAACCGCAGGCACATGAAAAAAGTGTTCAGGCTCTTGAGAAGGAAGTACTGGATGACTTGAGTGGCAGGAAGGATGCTTTGTCTGCTGAATCGGTTATTGAGGATGCGGAGCAAGATATATACGCTGGAGATGAAGAGGCTGTCACCATTGTAGTAGATGGCAAGACCATCAATTTGTCCAAGGCGGAACTCGCAGATGCCTATAAAAATGGCTTGCGGCAATCCGACTACACCAGAAAGACCATGGAAGTGGCTGAGCAGCGCAAAGCTGCCGATGCTGAAATTCATAAAGCCACCCAGGAGCGTCAGGAATATGCAAGCAATCTGCAAAAGATGGCGGCGCAAATCGAAAGTGCTTTGAACCAGCAACAGCAGATAGACTGGGAACATTTGCTGGACAACAATCCCGCTGAATATCTGAAACAGCAGCACCTCTATCAAAGGAGACAAGCGGCCTATCAGAAAAATATTCAGCAACAACAACACCTGGCGCATATTGCCCAGGCAGAGCAGGCACACCATCTGGAGTCTGTGCTCCATACGCAGCAAGAAGAACTTCTTGCCAAGCTACCGGACTGGAAAGACAGCAGAAAGGCTGAGGCTGAAAGTAACGCTATTCGCCGTTATTTATTGGAGCAAGGTTTTGAACATCATCTGGTAGACAGCATTGCCGACCACAAGGCAGTTTTGTTGGGGCGCAAAGCCATGCTGTACGACGCCATGATGTCCAAAGCCAATGCGGCAGTCAAACGTGTGACGAGCATCCCGCAAAAAGTAGTCAGGCCGGGTGTGGGCGAATCGCCCGGTGGTGAAGGTCGTCAGGCTGCCATGCAGCGTCTTGCCAAATCAGGCAGAGTTGAAGACGCTGCATCCCTTTTTGCAAAATTTATTTAAGGTCGCGAGACCCCGGAGAAATCTATGACAGCACCAAGCAATACTTATGTAACGACCAGCGCAATTGGTAACAAGGAAGATCTCAGCGATATCATCTATCGTATTTCACCCACCACTACGCCTTTGATGAACATGGCTGCCAAGGCCAAGGCCAGCAATACGCTGCACGAATGGCAAACGCAGGATCTGGCCAGCGCAGTCACCACCAATGCGCAGGCTGAGGGTGACAATGCGACGGCCAAGAGCGTAACGCCGACTGTGCGTTTGAGTAACCGTACCCAGATCGCATCGAAGACCGTCATCGTCTCTGGTACCCAGCAAGCGATGAACCCTGCGGGCCGCAAGGATGAACTGGCTTACCAGTTGTCCATGGCGTCGCTGGAATTGAAACGTGATATGGAATCAGCCCTGTGCCAACTCGATGTGGCGGCAACTTCGCCACGCCAGGCTCGTGGCCTGATCGGTTGGGTGGTTGATAACGTCGATAATAATGCCGGTACTTTGGCATCTTATACCGGCAATACAGGCCGCATTGTCGGTACACCGCGCGCTTTTACTGAAGCGCAGTTGAAGAATGTCTTGCAGAAATGCTATAGCGCTGGTGGCGAACCTGACACTATCATGGTTGGCCCGGCACAGAAACAGACTTTCTCTACATTTTCTGGCAATGCTACACGTTTCGATAAGTCGGAAGATGCGAAATTGTATGCGGCGATTGATGTGTACGTATCCGATTTTGGTTCCTTGAAGGTGGTACCAAACCGCTTCCAGGCAGCACGTGATGTGTTTGTCTTGCAAGCGGACAAACTGGCACTGGCTTATCTACGCCCGTTCAGTACTATCGAACTGGCGACGACAGGCGATGCAGTACAGCGTGAACTGGTGGTTGAATACACGCTGGAATGCCGCGCACCGAAAGCGCATGGTGCGATTTACGACGTCTTGTAATTCTTGACGTTGCATTATGCAATCAAGTTTATTTAGTGATGGCATAAAAAAGCTGGCGGGTGCAAGCCCCGCCTTTTTCAATCGAATTAAAACGCTGTGAAGCGCAGGAGGTTTTTATGAATGGTGGATATATCACAGTTTCGAGTCAGACCACCGGAGTGGCAATCGCCACTTCGGGTACGTCTGCATCGGCAGCTATTCCAACAATGTCCAGCGGTGAATTGCCCCGTTTTATCCGTATCGCTGCAACTGCGCCAGCTTGTGTGCGACTTGGCAAATCATCTGCGACTGCCTTGAGCACTGATTTGCAGGTGCAGCCTGGTGATGCCGTCATCCTGAGTGTGAATGGCAACGACAGGATAGCGGCGATACAGGTGGCTGCTGCGGGCGTGGTGCAGGTTTCTCCGCTGGAGAATATGTAATGGCAGTCACGACCAATATCCATGTCGAAGGTGGTGATGTCACGTTTGAGCGCATACAGGATTGCACGGCCATTGCTGAACATACTCAGGCTCTGCACAAGGAAGGACTGCATGGTTCGACTGATATGCGGCATGCAGCATCTTTTCCCATGGTGATCGTAGAGAAATACCTGAACGATAAAGGTATCAGCTTCCAGGAATTCATGGCGGAAGCCGTGCATGTAAGGAGTATGCTGGCTGACCCTGCACTGTCTGCTTTTCGTGTCTGGGGAGGTCGTGTATGAGCGCGATCACTGATTATGCAAGCTTGCAAACAGCCGTGAGTAGCTGGTTGCATCGTACTGATCTGACACCGTTTACTGCTGACTTCATTGCTTTAGCAGAAGCAAAAATGTCGTCAGACATCGTGGCTCGGCCCATGGACATACGCAGCAATTTGTTAACCGTAGCAGGTAATGCCTATGTGAATCTACCGCTTGATATGCTGGAAATGAGGCGGTTGATCTTGCGCAGCGACCCAGTAACAGTATTGCGTTATGCCTCACCAGATCAACTCAGTGCTGATCACGCCAGTGCGGCGTCTGGAAAACCAGTGGCATTTTCTGTCATTGGTCAGCAACTGCAACTGGCACCTATACCTGATACAGCTTATCAACTGGAGTTGACTTATCAGCAGCGCATACCGGCTTTATCGACCATGAATACGACTAACTGGCTGCTGGCGGCTTTTCCCAACGTGTATCTATACGCTGCCTTATGTGCAGCCCAGCCGTTCATTATGAATGATACACGTATTCCTACCTTTGAGAAATTGTATCTGCAAAGTGTGGATGCCATCAATTCCATAGACTGGTATTCAGGTTCAACCATGCAAGTGAGGGCTAAATAATGGCATTGGAAACTGCAAACTATATCAATGATCTGACGATCACGAATCCAACAGCATCTGACCCAAAATCCCAGGGGGATGATCATATCCGGATGCTGAAAACAGTATTGAAGGAATGCTTTGCCGGCTTTACTGGTGCTGTGATTATTACTGGAGCAGAAACTGGTACAGCTGCGGCACATGTCTTGAACCCTGCTACTGCTTTGCTGGCTTATACGACAGGGTTGTTGCTGTTGTATCGGCCAGTCAATGCGGGAACGGGCGCTTTGACGGTGAATGTATCCAGTCTTGGAGCAAAACCAGTCAAGACTTTGCTGGGTGCGGATCCTACTGCCGGTGACATCGTCGCCAACCAGCCATTACTGTTGATGTATGACGGTACAAATTTCGTCATCATCGCCGGGTCCGAGACTTTGCTGAGAACTGGCAATCAGACCATGACGGGTAATTTGACAATAATTGGGAATCAGATCGTCAATGGTGATTTGGCTGTATCTAATAATCTGACGGTAGCAGGTAATTTAACAGGCCCTGCCATGCTGGCTAAGGGCAATGTTTCCGGCCAAGCCTGGTCAGGAACGCAGGACTTTACTGCGGCAACAGTGACTGCTGCAACCAAAATAGCAGGTACTGCTAGCAACGACGTGGCAACCTGTGCCTTTGTTGTTGCTCAGGCTTTCTCTCCGGTTTTGCCCGGACAAACCGGCAATGCGGGGAAGGTGCTGGCGACAGATGGCAGCAACGCGAGTTGGGTTAACAGTGGTCCACAAATAGTGAACAAGACAGCGAATTACACGATTTTGACAACTGATATTGCAAAGGTCATTACATTAACTGGCGCAACTTCCGCTACCTTTATGACACCTGCTGCTGCAACTGCTGGCGCTGGATGGTACTGCTACATACACAATAATTGCAATGATACGGCCGCTGCAAATAATCCTGTCACACTGACTCTTGATGGCAACGCGACTGAAACGATAGACGGTGTTTCCACGATAACAGAGTATAAGAACGGCGCATTATTAGTTATGACCGATGGCGCAAACTGGTCAACTTTGCGTTTGTCTGGAGGGTTTGCGCGTTTTGTACAGACGGGAGCTTTTATATGGCCGACTAAAGTAACTCACTGTTTTGTGGATGTAATTGGTGGTGGTGGAGGTGGTGGGAAATGCACTCCTGGGATGTCGGCGCTTAGCGGTGCTGGTGGTGGTGGGCGCAGATTTGCGCCAGTACCACTTCTAAACGTAAATACAAGTACAACAACAACGGTTGGAGCAGGCGGTGTTGGGTCCACAAACACAGGTACTTCCGGAACAGCTGGCGGACAATCAAGTTTACTCTTGCTTAAGGCAGGAGGTGGCGCTGGCGGAGGCGCAGGAGGCGGAGGTGGTGGTATTGATAATGCAACTGGCGCAAATGGAGGGTTTCCGAATATTACTACCGGTTCAGGGATAACAATAGGTGCAACTAATGGCTATTCCAATAATATCGGCTTTGGAGGCGGTGGTGGCGGAGCGAGTAATACTAATGGTGGCAATGCAGAATTTGGTGGAGGAGGTGGTGGAGGCGCAGGTTTTTTAAATAATGGCTTTCCAGGCGGTTCATCGTTAAATGGAGGAGGTGGTGGCGGAGGAGGCGGAGGCTATACAAGTTCAACAGCTGGAACAGGCGGTGCTGGCGGCGCGAGCAATAGCACTGTTGCAGGAGGCGGCGGAGTTGGAGGATCAATTGCGCCAACAGCTGGAAATGCCGGAACATCACGTGATTTCGCTGCCGGCGATGGAGGCGGAGGGGGAGGATCAAGCGGCGTTGTTGGCGCGCCGGGCGGCGCCGGTGGAGTGCCAGGTGGCGGTGGCGGTAGTGGCGGAACTGGTTCGTCTGCGATAGGAAATGGTGGCGATGGCGGTCGTGGTGAAGTGCGTATTTTTTATAGGTGAAATATGAAAGTCCACATTTTGGAAAGCAGTGTAGTCATCAATACTATAGAAGTTGAATCGGTTGAATATGCCCGACATTTGCTTCCGGGTTTTACTTGCATGGTGGATAGCAACGCGACAATTGGTTTTACGCATGATGGAGAAAAGTTAATTAAGCCAAAAGCCTCTAACCAGGAGAAAAGAAAGATTCTTGCTGATGAAATAGCGGCAATTGAACGTGAAGATGGCTGCAATCGAAAGGTAAGAGAGTTGCTTCTTAAATTGAATGATAGCAATGATTCTTCATATAAAAAATTAAAAGAAATTGACATGAAAATAGGTCAATTACGTACTCGATTGCAAGAAATTGCAGATTAATTTAAATTGAGGAAAATTATGGCAGATGCACAAAATGCAGCAGACTGGTACAAACAATTTGGCCGTGCCGGAGATCAGGCTGGTATCGAATATTGGAACAAGGAAATTGCCACCAAAGGACAGGAGCTTGCTCAGCGTGCTTTTTACCAGGCGGCCAGCGACAATTTAATTTCCGGTCGGGGCGTCGGTGTCGCCCAAGACTCTGGCGGTACAAGTGCTAGCGATTTTTACACGCCCTTCGGAAAAATAGGTGATCAGGCAGGGATTGATTACTGGAACCAAGAGATTAAAAATAAAGGTATAGATACTGCCCGTAACGCTTTCCAGGTTGCTGCTGCGCAGAATATGGTGAATGGTAAAGGCATTGGTTCTGGCAATATTCAAAATTCAGCGACAACAAGCCAGCAAACTACCACATCCGCATCCACCAACACAGCCAGTACAGGAACAAAGCCAGATGCTGCGAATGGAATGCCAACGGCAGAATACCTGGCTGCGCAAAATGCAAGGATGGCAGCACTTGGCAGTGTTGGCGGCCCTTATCAGGCGGGTGATCTTGGCATGCCTGGTGCAAGTAGCCGACCAGGCTATGAGGAAAAACTCGCTGCAATGCGTATGCAATCTGAATTGGCGACAGCGGCTGCAAACCGGCAAAAACAGATGGCTATAAAACCCTTTGACAGCGTGGCTTCTTCAGGCTCGTATGCCAGCGATCCCTTGATTGACATGCAAAAACGCATTGCTGAAGCGCAGGCGATGAATCCTGCGCAACAAGAGTATCTTTTCCAGCAAATGTCTACGCTCACCCCTCAGCAATTGCAGCAACTGGGCGGGATTAACGAAGAGCATCAAATGTATGCAAAAGTATACAACAACGGTTCTTATAATACAGCGCAACAGCATTTGATCAAACTGCGCGAGGCATATGGCATGGCTGGCCTGGAGGCTCCTGTAAATCAGCAACAGCCATCACAGATGCAGCAACAGCAGCAAAACCCTTACTTACAACCATTCCAGCAGACTGGGGCCTATAACAAGTCGATAAATACCGATTGGGCCAGCCCCAATCAGCCTAGGGCCCAGGATTATTGGGGCAGTCAGGAAGCGTGGGGGCAACAGAGTAATCAGCCACCGCAGCAAGGACAGCCAAGTGCCTTTGCTTATGGTGGACAAAATAGTAATTTTCAAAATTCATTTTTGCGGTATCAGCAAAATCCCTATGGTATTCAGGGGCAACAAAATCAGCAGAATCCATATGGCATGCAAAACCAGGGATTCCAGAACAATTTCCAGCAGCCCAGAGGCCTTTTAAATCAAGGCCAACAGCCAGCAAATCAAAACCGCTACGGATTATTGAGCGCATATGGCCCTCGTTAAAGTACAACAAGTTGGCCAGTACGGTGTCAACAAAGATTTATCTCTGCACGAGTTACCTATGAATGCCTGGACGGATGCCAAAAACATTCGCTTCGTTGACGGATATGCTTACCAATTTTACGGACATGGTGAAGTTTACAGTTCACCCACAGTCGTACCTCAATATGTATTTGCTGTGACGATCTCGGGGAGCCGGTACTGGATATACCTGTCTTCGGGGAAAACTCATGCAGTGACATATTCTGGTGGTTCTGCGACCCATACCGACATCAGCCATGCGATACCGCGGAATGGTATCGTCAATCAATGGACACATGCGCTGTTATCTGGCCTGCCTGTGGTGAATGTAGGTGATACGTCAAAAGTACCGATGACCTGGGATTTAAATATCGCAAACAAATTTGTTGATCTGGTCAACTGGCCTGCCAATACTTATTGTAAATCAATACGCGCCTACAAAAATTTTCTGGTGGCCTTGAATGTTACTGCTGCTGGCATTAATAAACCTTTCCTGGTGAAATGGTCGCATCCTGCTGATCCGGGTGCATTTCCATCGACGTGGGATCCAGCAGATGCAACAAAAGATGCGGGCGAGTCAGACCTCGCAGAAGCAGTTAGTCCCATAGTTGATGGTCTTTCGCTGCGGGACTCTTTTATCATTTACACCGAAAACTCTACCCACAGAATGGATTATGTTGGCGGGCAATCGGTATTCAAGTTCTCCAGGATCATGGGCATGTCCGGCATGCTTAATCGCAATTGTGCGGTGGAGTTCGACGGCTGGCATTTTGTCATCACGGGTTCTGACGTCATTGTGCATGATGGACAATCTGCCACATCGGTTTTGGATAAGCAAACACGTAGATCATTTTTTCAAAATATCGATGTTACCAACAGAGGCCTGGTATTTTGCTTCAAGAACCCTTTTCTGAACGAGATTTTCATCGCTTATCCATCTATCGGGGCAAGTTCCTGTGATAAAGCCATGGTGTATAACTACGTGGATAAAACAGTGTCATTTCGTGATTTGCCGAGTGTCAATCATGCCAGCTATGGTTCGGTATCGAACGATTTAGGCGGGACATGGGCGCAAGACTCAGACTCCTGGGATTCCGATCTGACATTCTGGAACGGACCAGACTATACCCCGGATTCGGCGCGCGTACTGATGGCATCCAATGACATGAAACTGTACATGCTCGATGCTTCGGCAAGTTTCAATGGAAACATACCGTCAGCATATCTTGAGCGTCGCGGACTCTCTTTTGATACGGCAGAAAGTATCAAATGTGTTAAGGGTATCAGAGCACGCATTTTCGGCAACACCGGACAAACTGTAATCATTAGTGTAGGAGCTGCAGCCTCACCTTATGCAGACCCGACGTATACAGATGTGACCTACACCATAGGTTCAAGTGTCGCAACGGATATGTTCGTTTCAGGTCGTTATATCGCCGTTAAATTTGCGACTGGAACAGCATTTCAATGGCGACTTGATTCTTTCGATTTTGACGTGGAAACTATGGGGGCCTGGTGAGAAAACCCAATCTTGGAACGGTCAATTATGCCCCGGGGCAAGTGCCTACAGACGCTGCAGAGATGCAGCGTTTTTTTATGTCCGAGTTACAGAAAATATCAATCGCCATCAGCCTGATTGGGCTGGGGCATCTGGACAAGACAACCTCCGCCCCTACCAAACCCAGGGATGGCGATGTTCGTTATGCAGATGGCATATCCTGGAATCCGGGTGCAGGCGTAGGGGTGTATTACTACAAAGGAGCAACATCTGCGTGGGTATTGTTAGGTTAGGAATGAAACACGCTGATACTGCTTGATCCGCATCTGTAGTGCAAGCAGGCACGATCTGGAGGTATAGAAATGAAGTTGGAACGGACCCATGATATGACAACAGTGAAGGAAATATTGTCTCATCCTGCAATATTTCCACATATTCATGAGGATGGATTACAAGATATCACCCCCCCCGATAGCGACGCGTTTCTCTGGATACTGATTTCTGACAAGGAAGGGCCTGCCGGAGTTTACATGGTTCACTATCATAATCAGTCTTGTGTGGAAATGCATACATGTCTGCTGCCGCGGATCTGGGGAGCGAAAGCGAATGACTCTGTCAAATTGCTGAGGGAGTACTTATTTCATCAGCTTGGCGTAAAAAAAGTAATAACCAACGTGCCAGATTACAACAAAATGGCACTCAGATTCGCAAAGGCGAATGGAATGAAAATTGAAGGCGTTAATCGTGAAAGCTATCTGAAAGATGGCAAATTGATTGACCAGATTATGCTCGGTATGACAAGAAAGGAATGGATATGCCAGTCGCAGGGCCAGTGATAGCATCAGTAGCAGGTGCAGTAGTCAGTAACGCGATGAACAAGGGAGGATCGTCTTCATCAAGTCCTAGCAGTCAAACCGTAAGAAATGAAGTTGACCCGCGCATGGCAGCAATGCTGTATGGAACGGGAAGAACATTGAAAGAAGGTGCAAAATCAAGTGGTACCGATGAGAACGGTCAACCCATTTACGCCGATTCCGATTACACAGCAGGGACGCCTGGCTTGTTGAGCAGGTTTCAGGGCTATCTGGATCAACCACAAAATGCAGGTTTGGCCATTTCCAATCAGGCGTCAGACAATTATGTTGGCAAGTTTTCTGCTTACGATTTTGAACAGCAACGAAATAGTGCCTTAAATTTAATGAATAATCCGCTGTCTTCGCCCCATATGCTGGCGGCATACAGTAATTACACCAATCCCATGCAGGCAGCACTAAGCTTCGCGCCAAATGGGTATGCTGCAGAACGTGCAGGAACGGTCACTGCAGCGCCAGCTGCACAGATCAACGCACCAAGTCAAAATGATTTGAATCTTAATCCTGCTTTGAGAAACATAATTTACGGCGAACAAGGAAATAACCCCTATCTTGCCGGTGCAATTCAAAAAGGATTGAACCAGAGTTCAGCAAGCTTTCAAAATCTCAAAGATGACATGCTAAGTAGTTTCAAGCAGGATTTGCTGCCATCCATTCGGGGTGACGCTATTGTCAACGGCCAATATGGTGGGTCCCGACAAGGTTTGGCGGAAGGCAAAGCGGCTGATTCCCTGACCCGGAACTTGACTCGTACATTGTCACAGGTAGCGCAAAATCAGACCGATGCGGCTGTCCAGGCACAGGCGCAACAGTATACACAAGACCGCCAAAATCAACTCGCCGCAGCGATGGGCTTATCTGGACAACAATATGGCGTATCAGGTGCAAATGCTGCGGCGACGAATCAGGTTAACCTTGCCAATGCAGGCATGATCAATCAAGGCAATCAATTCAACGCCAACTCGATAAATCAGTCGCAACAACAAGCCTATCAAGCCATGGTCAACTCATTTATGCAAAACGCTCAGCTACAACAGCAAGCAAATATGACTAATTACCAGGGTGACCAACAAATGAATCTCGCTAACCTGAATAACCGTCAACAGGCCAACATGCAGAATGGTGCATGGCAGCTAAGTACGAATCAGATGAATAGCCAGAACATGGCGACAGGCGCTGGTTTGCTCGGCGGAATACAAAACAATATTTTCAATCAGGCCATGAATGCCAATGATGCTGGTATCAATCGGGCAATGAAAGTGAATAATCTGATTGCACCGTATGCAAACCTTGGCAGCACGCAAACTACCAATGCAACGACACCGATGTATCAGAACCAGGGGGCAAACCTTTTGGGAGGTGCGCTGGCAGGTCTTAATATGTACAAACAATTTAGCACGGCGAATACGCCTCCAAGTACTGGTAGCACATCACAATAATTGAAATTTTCACGATAATTATTGCCGCTATCTATACCTTATATTATGGGCAGGCAAAGTCTTTCATTTCAGCTCCAAAAGTTTTATCCAGTAGTGTCCTGAATTATTGCCTCACTCAATGAATCAGGGCACTTGCAGAAATTTCTCATTGAAAACGATGAACAATTTGTCCGGCAGAACAAGTGCTATTCAAATAGCGAGGCCGGCAATATTTTGAATAATTAAGGAATATTATGGGATTACTCGACCTATTTTCAGGCAGTGATAATGATGCACAGTCGCAAGCCCAAATGGCGATGGCTGCCGCTTTGCTACAAGCTGGTGGTCCGTCTCGCACGCCAATCTCTATGGGGCAGGCCCTAGGTGGGGCCATGCAGAGCTATCAGCAGACATTGCAAAGCGCAAAAGACCGTCAACTGCAGCAAGACACACTGCGCAGAAGAATGGCTTTCGACAATGGCAGATGGCCATCGGCGATACGGGAAGCATTGCCGCAACAGATAAAGCAACTAACAGGCGGATTTTCCTTGCCACAGAATCTTGATCCATGGCGACGTGCTTTGCAGGGCGATCCAACGAAGCCGTATCTCGGTGGCAGAGGATATTTCCCCGACATACAACCCTCGATGCAAGATACTTTTGAGGTAAATGCATCAGATAACAACTATCCCTCTTTGTGTCAGCGCTGACGGCATTATTTTTAATATTTTTTAGAAATATCCGTGAAGCAGTGTACGCCAGACAATATGGCGGACAAATTCAAAGCCGAACTACCCAAACTGACTCATTTGATAACCCGCTTCGGCGGGTTATTTACTTTGAGTATAGCCAACATGCTGACGATGCAATGTCAAATTAAATCTACATTTGAAATTTGCCTGGATACTTCGCGAGCATGGTACTGCAGATTATTGGAGATAGAAATAATGCTTCTGAAATCAAAAAATCATCAAGGAATCCTTATATGAAATTACCAGATCACGCTGAAACTGCTGCCAGCCACGTGGCAGAAGCTATAGCCAACAATCCTAAAACTGCACTCGCTGTGCCAGCCATCACTACAGCAATTGCGCCTTTGACTTCGATTGCCGAGATACAAGGTTGCTTATCGATTGCTTCCATGCTCATCGGCATAGCGATTTCGCTCATTCTTTTGCGTCAGCGCTGGATCAGTCTGCAAACTGCAGAAATTGAAAGACAAGAAGCAGAACAACGGTGGAAAGAGCATCAGCATGAACAACTTTAATATTTGCATTGCTCCCATATTAAAAAACGAAGGTGGCACCAGCAACCATCCGCTGGATGCTGGCAAACTTACCCGGTTCGGTATCAGCCAGCGTAGCTACCCCAAGCTCGATATTGCAACGCTCACTGCAGAGCAAGCCAAAGCGCTTTACAAGCGTGATTTCTGGGATGCCAATCAGCTGGACCAATTCCCGTTGGTCGTTGCCTTTGAATTCTTCGATTGCGCGGTCAACTGCGGAGCTGGCACGGCAGCAAGATTGCTGCAACGTGCCGTTGGTGTCGCTGAAGACGGCATCATCGGCCCCATCACACTGGCAGCAGTTGGCAAGTTCAATGCCGACAAACTGGCCAAACGCATGCTTGCTCACCGCATCAAGTTCTACACCAAATTATCCAACTGGCCTACCTTTGGCGCGGGTTGGGTCAACCGCCTGGCAAACAATGCTTTATGGGAGACAGATCATGTTTGAAAAAATCAATGCAGTCATTAATCTTTTTCGCAAAGGTAGCGAGATCAGCAATGTCGAACTCTGGAAAAACGGTGGTATCTCAGTCGCCGCCCTGGCCGCAGCACTGGGT